ATGCAGTTAATTCAACTTTACAAATCAAGCACGTTAGCGGTCAATTACAATTTCTTAATGGTTCAAATATTGCTTGGTTAAAAGAAGATGGTTTTGGTGCTGCCACCTTTTCAAGTAGTGTGACGGCAACGAATGGTTATTTTAGTTCTAACGTAGGTATAGGAACTACAAGTCCTGCATCATTGCTTCATGTTGGGGCAGCAACGAATTTTGCAATTACTGGAAGAACAAGTGCGGTTTATGCAAGTGCAGATAGTACAACAATATTCACAATAGGAAGAAGTGGAGTTGATTATCCTATACTATTAGATTTTGGGGTAAATAATGCATCTCAATATGCAACCATTTCAGCAATTCAATATACTGGAAGCAACAAACCACTTGCACTTCAACCCTCCGGTGGCAATCTACTGGTTGGCACAACCACCGATTCGGGGGAGAAGTTGCAGGTTTCGGGAAGTGTGAAGATTACAAATATATTAACACAAGAATATGGTTATGCATATCAAATAAAATTAGGAGCAACTGAAAAGTATTATTACTCAAATGGAGCATCTTATAATGCATTTAGTACTGGAATTATGGGTATTGGAACAACTGCAGACCCAATTGGATTTGCGACTACAAATGTAATAAGAATGACAATAAAATCAGATGGAATCATCAACCTTTCAAACGTACCAAGTTCAGCAACCGGATTAAGTGCAGGGGATATTTATAAAGATGCAAGTGGATTCTTAAAAATAGTTTAATATTAAAAACAAAATAAAAATTGCAAAACATGAGAACCGCTATAATTGAAGATTATATTATATACGAAGATGGTAGGGTTTATAGTACAAGGAAAAACATATTCCTTAAGCATCTAAAAAAATCATATCCTTGTGTTGACTTATATCTGAAAGACAAAACAAAAAGATATTTCATTCATAGATTAATAGGAGAAAACTTCATACCTAATCCATTGAATAAACCATATATAAATCATATTGATAACAATAGGAATAACTTTAGTATTGAAAATCTTGAATGGGTTACGCATAAAGAAAATATGCAGCACTGCTGGGATAATGGTTTTCATAAAATGACGATGCCCATAAGAAAGGTTATTTGCACTGAAACTGGTAAAATATACCAATCAGTTGAAGAAACATCTAAATTATTGGGAATAAGCATACATAGTCTTTATAAAAAATTGAATGAGGCATATCCTCGTAAAAACAATACAACTCTTAAATACATTTAATTTTTAAATCTAAAATACGTATAATTATGGCACAGAAAATCTCACCCGTCAATGTATGGGTAAATGGCGAAAGTAAGGAAGCGAAATATCTTCAAGTAACGGGCATCAATGACAACTACGAATCATCAGCTACCAACTATTGGCAGATGTTCACCATGAATGTTGATGCTGAAGGGGTAGAAACAATGGGCGAGCAGGTAGCTGCTGGAAATCTGACCATTGATGGTGCTGACTACATCGCCTGGGGTGACCAACCCGCAATGGCAATCAATGAGTGGATTTATAATTGGGTGGCAGGGAAGCTGAATTTGACAATAATTTAGTAAATTTACCTTAAAATTTATACTATGACACTTGTAGAACTGAAAGCAGCTGCTTATGACCTTTTAGCAAGCATTGAGTATGCTCAAAAGCAACTCCAAGAGGTAAACCAGAAGATTGGCGAAGAACTTCAAAAAGAGAACAAAGAAAATGGATAGCAAGTCTATTGGAATGTGTGTAGCGACTATACTGATTAAGGTGTGGGCAGATATTGCTCTCAGCGAGGTCGGTGTAGTCGTTGCTATTTTCGCAGGGTTAACAACCATAGTGTATAATTTAGTTAGGCTTTATAAAGAACTAAAAAAATGATAAAGAATTTTATTTGGAGTTTACTCGCTGAAGATGGGAAACTTAGTAGCAAACGCTTCGCAGGTATCCTATCAACCTTGTTCCTTTGCATCACATTGCTTTGGAATAGTTTTAGCGAGGAACATATCGCCCCATCAACAATACTTGTTGAGTGCGTGACTGCGGTTGCAATAGGTGCTTTGGGTATCTCTGCGGTGCAAACTATCTTTAAGAAAAAAGATGAAGAACCTAAGTAAAGAAGAACTCCTAAGTAGGATGGAGGCAATTAATCGTAGCAATGCGATTATTTACTTTGACCTCAACGGGTTCATACTTGGGGTAAATGCCATCTTTTTAAAAGCAATGGGATTCGGAGAAGATGAACACGATAAGTTAATCGGTAAGCATCATAGCATATTTGTCAGTTATGAGTATTCTAAGTCTGATGAGTATGTAAAGTTTTGGGAAACGCTAAGAAGTGGTAAGTTCTTTGAAGGGGAGTTTGAAAGAAAGAAGATAGATGGTTCACCTATCTACTTACAAGCGACATACAATCCTATCTTTGATGAAGCAAGTGTTATAACAAAGGTGATGAAGATAGCGACTGATATCAGTGAAACTGTTGTTAGCAAAAACAGAATAGATGAACTATCCAAAACCTTGCAAAAGGAATTGGATAACACAAACAAACTAAGGGAGGCAATAGAGATAGAGAAAAACGCTGCGTTGGAGGACTTGGATGCAACCCTAAAGAAAAGTCAAAACGAATTAATCAAAACGATTGTTAAGTGTGCTTTAGCGGTTATTATAAGCGTTGGATTTATCACAACAATTATGTACTCCTTCGCAATACTATCCAATAAGGACACGCAGATAATCGGGTCAACATGGTCAAATATGTTCAGCGTACTTCTCACAAATGCCTTCTCAATAGTTGGTACAATTATGGGTATTAAGTATGCAACACAAGATGAAAAAAAATAATATGAGATACTTACTTTTATTGATGCTATTTATCGGATGCAACCCAGTTAAGCAAGTTTTGCGTGACCAAGAGAAACTTGAAGAAGTCGCAAAAGTTGTGGTTAAGGGTGGATGGTGTGCGAATGATACTACCTTCATAACCAAGTCTGATACTCTTGTTGAGATGGACACAATTATCCGTATAGATACGCAAACAGATACGCATATCTTTAATGATACAACCTACATTACCAAGTGGAAAACAAGGGATATTACTAAGACCTTAACCATTCACGATACCATTAAGTCCTTCATTGTTGACAATGCCCGTGTAAGGTTATTACAGACCGATTCAGCACGTTTAACGTATGAGTTAAACGAATGGCAAGGCAAGGCAAAAAAAAGGCAATTGTGGATATTCCTATTGATTGGAATGATTGGTGCATACTTTTATATAAAATCTAAAATATGAAACTTAGCGAACATCTTGACTTGTCAGAAGTAACCCGTAGCGAATCAGCAAAGAGAAAAGGAATAAGCAATATGCCAACAGAGGCACACATTGCTAACTTTAAGTTATTAGCAGAAAAGATATTTGAACCAATAAGGAAACACTTTAGATGCCCTATTATTATCTCATCGGGATATAGAAGCAAGGAACTAAATGCTGCTATCGGTGGTTCATTAACCTCCCAACATTGTCAAGGCGAAGCAATTGATATTGATATGGATGGTACACCAAATGGAGTTACCAATAGGATGGTGTTTGATTACATCAAGGACAATCTAAACTTTGACCAACTTATCTATGAGTTCGGAGATGCTAATAATCCTGACTGGGTTCACGTTTCTTATGAATCTACTGGTAAGCAAAGGAAGCAGATATTAAGGGCAACAAGGTCCGGAGGGAAAACTTTGTACAGTAATTACCAATGAACAAGGTAGATATAGCAAGGGAATATCGTGAGAAATATGGGTGGGAAATGCCTACTCTAAAACTGGCAAGGATTATTTTTAAAGATAATCCTTTGTCGTTTACTAACGTAGACCATGCGAGGAGTTTTTTGAGGTCAATAGAAAACAAAATGGGCAAGAAAAATAATCACATAATTACAAAAGAAATGCCTACAAGACCCAAGAACCCATATAATTTACCTGAATCAGATGAGGCAATATACCAACCTTATGACCTAAAAGCGAAGCGTTTGTTGGTTCTTTCCGACATCCACATTCCTTATCATAACATAGAGGCATTGACTTGTGCTTTTGATTTTGCGAAACAAGAAAAGCCTGATGCGATACTTCTCAATGGAGATACCCTTGACTTCTTTGGATTGAGTAGGTTTATGAAAGACCCCAAGAAAAGGTCAATAGCAAGTGAGTTGGCAATCTTCAAGGACTTTATGGAGATTCTTAAAAAGACTTTTAATGCTAAAATCTATTACAAGATGGGAAACCATTGTGAAAGGTATGAGCATTTTCTTTGGATGAAGGCACATGAACTGGTCGGGGTTGAGGAATTTGAGATTGAGAATATACTTAAAGCAAGGGCAGAAGGTATTGAGATTATCAAGGACAAGCGGATAATGAAAGCAGGGGACTTGAATATTATACATGGTCACGAATTTGGCGGTTCGGTATTTAGTCCGGTAAACATTGCCAGGGGGTTATTCCTACGGGGTAAGGTATCTGCTATGCAAGGACACAATCACCAAACCTCAGAACATTCTGAAAGCAATATGAATGGGGAACTAACTACCACCTGGTCCTTAGGTTGCTTGTGCGAACTGCATCCCGCATACCTTCCCATTAACAAATGGAATCACGGATTCGCTTTGGTAGATGTAGATGGTCAGAACTTTGAAGTAAGGAACAAAAGAATCCATAAGGGTAAAATCCTTTAATTATGGAGCAGGACCTTATTTTAGGAGAATCGGATGAGGTTGAAGAAGTAGAGGAAGCGGAAGGGTATAGTTACCCCGAGTACATATCTGCCTCCGTTGAGGTCCTAACTATGCTTGAATCTTCCAATCCTATGACCAAAGAGGAGGTGGAAAAGGTCCAAGAACTAAAGAAACTTTGTTTTGAAATGCTTGAATTTTCGGTAAAATCCATGCATGAAACGCTATTTACTAATGACATAGACTGTTGATTTTTAAAGTTTTAATGTGATTTGAACCCCTGGAGTTTCTACTTTGGGGGTTTTTGTTTGGGGGTAAATGCAAAAAAATATTTTAAAAAAGATTAAAAAATGTTTGGTAGTATGAAAAAAAGTATTATCTTTGACATATCAAATCACAAAAACAAAACAAAATGAACACTCAAATCATTGACTTGAAAAAAAGGAACTATGTAAACATGATTTCAAGAAGTACCGAGTACACAGTTAATCAAGTATTGGACTTTGCTGAAAAAACTTTTGGTATTAGACCTGCTTCTGTTGAACGAGGTTCGTGTTTACCGGGAATTAATTTTGAGTATGTAGTTACTTATTGGGTTTGCTTTGAATAGCAAACCGTTGTTTTAAACATATCTTAAATTAATTCAATAACCTCAGGGGTGCAGCATCCTTCCAACTGCAACAAATCACATGAAAAAGTCAACTATTCAAACCATCATTATCATCATTCTTTGTATTGCATTCTGCTTTGCAGATAACATCTAAAATCAAATCACATGAACCAACTACCAAAATGGGGCGACCTAAACACTTATGAACGGCACAAGTTACTCGGAGAGTTAATTGATGCCATGATATATTCGGGCGAAGCAGTCCACTATCTTAGCACAAGCGTTGAGCAGTTTAGAGCAATGGGATGGGTAAGGTCAATCATAATGCCCGAAGTAGATTTAAACAAGTACACTAACAATAATCAAAACTAAAACAATGACTAAAGAAGAACTCAGAAAAATCAGAAGGGCAAAGGATGTAACCCAAGAAAAGTTAGCATCTATCTCAGGTATCAGCCTTGCAACCATTAACCGAGCAGAAAAGACTGGTAAGGTTAGACTTCAAACAATGCAACTTTTATTTGAAACATTAAACAAAATTTCTTAACTTTAACTAAAATCAAATCACATGACTTACGTTACCGCAAATGTTACAATGCCTAAAGAATGGTTCAACGCAAATGTTGACCTCCCTTGCACCGCTGGTGCTTTCGTTACCGCTAAAGATGGAGAATGGGAAATCAATGTTAGGTACATCAACTTCCCAGGGTGGTATGTCTTTAACCTTAAACCCGAATTTAAGCGAGATGTTTATGCATTGGTAGAAGAAAAGTGCATCCAAAAGTATGCCGATGAAAAACTAAAGCAGGAAGATTATGTATTATGACCGAATAGAGATGACCTTAGAGGTAAGGGGCGAAGTTAGAGCAACCGCTTACCCTTTAAGGTGTCATGAAAGCATAGAACGGCAAAGGCATCAATGGTATTATTTTTATGGGTTAAAAAGCATTAAAGACTGGGAGATATTCATTACTCAAAAGTCTACGATGCAAAACTCCTCACCTTTCAGAATAGAGAAACCATTTCCTTATCATATCAAATCACAACAAAATGAATCAACAGAATCAGAACCAACAGACATCCATTGCGAATCAGCTAATCCTTCAGGGGGACTTGAGCAAGTTGTCGGCAAACGACAAGGTTAAGTATTATAACGGGTATTGCGAAAGGATGGGGTTAGACCCTTTTACCAAACCTTTTGACATCCTTAGACTTAATGGCAAAGAGGTACTATACTGCACAAGGTCAGGAACTCAACAACTTAACAAACTGCACAAGGTTTCTCATTTGATTACCAGTAGAGATACCAACCAAGATGCAGGGGTTTACATTGTAACAAGCAAGGCATCCCTCCCTGATGGTAGGTGTACGGAATCCATTGGGGCAGTAAACATTGCAGGTCTTAAAGGTGAGGCTTATGCTAATGCCATTATGAAGGCAGAAACCAAGGCAAAACGGAGGGCAACACTTGACCTATTAGGATTGGGTGTCTTGGATGAATCAGAGGCAGAATCAATCCCTAATGCAACCACAGTGGCATTGCAGACAATGGTTGAAGCATTGCCTCAGATGGAAGTAGAAGCGGTAGAGGTTATAGAGGAAGATGAGCAGTTGAGTATTGGTAGGTTAATGATTGCCATAAAGAAAGCGGAAAGCGTTACAGAACTGAAGCAGATTTATGAGGCAAACAAGCACAAAGTAGAAACAAATGCATTTGTAAAACAAGAACTTAAAACCAAGAAGAATGAACTCCTTAGCACTAAATGAACTGAAAATTGCAGATATTGCACCGAGCAAGTTCGGCATTGAACTGGTAGCAGATTCCATCCAAGAGCAAGTTAATGAGGGGTTAGTTGACCCATTGGAACTCGCTATTAAGTTTAACTGCTTAGAACAATTGGTTAAATCGGTAAAAACCCGAATAACCGACAATGTTCTTACAGAACTTACAAAGCATCCAAAAGGTAAGGCAGAGGTACTTGGGGCATCAGTTTCGGAAATGGTAACTATCAAGTATGATTACTCCGACCTCCCAGGGTGGACCGAACTTGAAGAACAAATCAAGGTATTAAAAGAGCAACAAAAGGAGATTGAGGACAAGGAAAGAACCTACCATAAAGGCGACCTTCCAATAAAGTCAGCATCTTCTACATTCAAAATTCAATTATCAAAATAAACAAGTATGCAAAAGTTAATCAGCCTTTCTATTGATGTAAGTAAAATCAACGCAAAACGCCTTTACAAAGGCAAAAAAGGACAGTACCTATCTGCAACCCTATTCCTCAAGGAAGAAACCGACCAGTATGGTAACAATGGTTTTATCGTAGAATCCATTACCAAAGAGGAAAGGGAAGCAGGACAGAAGGGTACTATTTTAGGGAATGCCAAGTTTATGGCAACTGGTAGCAAACCTGCTCAAAATGATGATTACGGGGATGTACCATTTTAATCTAACCGGGTGGGGTTTAGCGACCTCACCCATTTAAATCAAATCACAATGAAAGTTACTTTAAATTACCAAGAGCAAATTATTGTTGAGGAAATAGCAAAAGCAAGGCATTTGCAAAATATAGATAGGGGAAGCAGGTCTTTTAAGATGGGAGGTGGGGATGACTTACAAATTAATCTTGAAGGTACTGCTGGGGAATTTGCATTTTGTAAACTAAAAAATGTCTACCCTGATATGAGCATTGAGCAACCAATGCCATTTGATTGCTTTTTAAATGAGTTCGGGTTTATTGATGTAAAAACCACAAAGAAGTTAGATGGGATGCTTTTGGTAGGTAAATGGAAATCTAAGTCAATACCTCAATACTATGCCTTGATGGTCGGGAAGATGCCTTATTTTGAGTTTAAAGGGTACTTCCCAGGGGCAGAGGTTTTTAAACCGGAGAACATCGTTGACTTAGGTCATGGAGAAACCTACGGGATATCCCAAGACAGATTAATTATGTACTTATGAAACTAATCAAAATTGTTTACTTTTTTATTTTTTCAGTACCATTGGCAATCTGCTTTTATATTAGTGCTTCAATTTTATCACTATTAAAAACAAGGTTTTGAAGGATATAACATATCATTTAGAGAATGCAGTTGAGTACCTTGTCTATGATTTATCCATTGAGGATATAGAAGAAAGGAAGAAAAAAGCGGTTACTTATCGGTCAGGCAAGTGCGTTTGTAACTTTATGGGTTATCCTCCGAACAAAATTTCAGACTTGAGGCAGGTAGGAAGGAAGGTTATAAGCAGACTGGATGGCAAAACCTATGCGGTCCGAGTAAAGAAAAAAGAAGTTACAAATGAATAATTTTGTATATTCGGGGTACTTGGTAGGGGAACACCAAGTGCATAAAAAACTTATTAATGCCTTAGAAAGGTTCGGAGGTTTGCAAAAGCAGACCTGTTCCCCCCGAATCTTTTTAAGGTATTCTTTTTTATGAACACTGGACAAATCGTAAAGAGCAAGTCAACCGAAAGGTTTACAACTTTACCAAATGAGTTGATAAAGTCCAAGACTTTGTCACTTGATGAGAAAGGTCTTTTGAGTTATTTATTATCACTTCCTTCAGATTGGGTTATCTACAAAAAGAATCTTTATAACAACCTTCCTGATAAACCTGGGACAATAGACAGAGCATTTAAGGGATTGCAAAACAAGGGTTATATCTTATCAATAAAGATGCATGACCTTGGTACTGGTAGGTTTGTTGGATGGAATCATATAGTATATGACTTACCTGCCGAGAACCAAGATATCCGAGTTCGGGAAACACCGACATCGGAAATTACCGACTTCGGTGAAAGTGCCATTATACAAAAGACTAATTCCATACAAAAGAAAGATTTAATACAAATAAAAGAGTTAGTCTTTATTTCAGATGATTGGGAAGATGCTTGGAAAGGTTGGATGGAATACAAGAAGGTTGAGCATGGCAATAAGTTCAAAAGTTCTAAAACCGAACAAACTGCCATAAACAACTTGGTAGACCTTGCAGGTGGTGACTTGGAAACTGCGAAAAAAGTTATCAATCAAAGTATCTCAAACAATTACAAAGGATTATTTAAACTAAAAGAAACAAAGAATGCTACCACTAAATCAAGTTCTGACATCTATGCAGAACGCAGAGCAGAACTCCATCAGTACGCAGACAAGATTGACCAACTCAGAGGAATTAGACCTTGAGAAGTTTAAACTATCAAGAACCAGCGAACCAATTAAGAATCTAAGTAGTGGGTTGGTAATTGATGAACTTTTGAACGGGATGCAGAAACTTGGGGTTAAAGGTGACAAGATGCCAAACAATGCAGACCTGCTTATTATGTACAAGTCAATAATGGAAGAATACCCTAATATAAAAGTCGGTGAGATATCTCTTGCCTTTGACCTTGCTGCAAAGGGTAAACTTGACATAGAGGCAGAAACTTATCAAAATTTCTCAATGCTTTACCTTCACCGATTACTTAGGGCATTTGCAAGGTATGGGATGCAGAAACTTAATGAGATAAAACCAGTAGCAGAAAGCAAGTGGCAACCAAGATTTATCTCGGATGATGAAAAGATAGAAACTGCTTTTGATTGCTTCAAAAAGTTTCGCCAATGGGATAACATAGTATTCGGGGTGGATGTGTTTAAAATCCTGCATAAACGAGGTAAAATCATTGTAACCCCATCTGAAACCTATGAGAAGGTTCTGACCGCTATGAATGAGAAAATGTTTGAAGGTAGTAGGCAAGACAAGATAGATATCAAAAACAAGATGAAAGATGATGACTACATGGAACATCAATGCTATCGGATGGCGGTTGCGGATTACTTTACTAAATTAATTAACAGAGGGTAATGGACTTAACGGCAGGAATGATAACAAAGTTTGCACTAATTAAGTTGGAAGGACTTGGGTGCTATGTTTGGAGAAACAACAATTTATCTATCCCAGGCAGGAAGTTCATTGGTGAGAGAGGGGTTGCTGATATCATAGGTTTTCACAAAGCAACTGGCAAGGCGGTCTATTGCGAGGTTAAAACTATTGCGGATAAACTTAGTGATTATCAGATAGTTTTTCTCAATAGAGCAAAAAATGCAGGTTGTTTATGCTACCTTGCAACAGATAACAAAGGCATCCCCGAACTTAACGAATGGCAATAACAAAGAACGATATCATCCAAAGTCTATACACCGACAAGGATATAGATAATGCCATAAAGAAGATGCAACCGATTGAGTTGCAAGATGACTTGAGGCAGGAGATGTTTATGGTTCTTTGTGAGATGGATGAGGTAAAGTTTATGTCAATGCATAATAACGGGTTCATAAAGTTCTACTTGGTACGCACAATGCTTTCAATGATAAAGTCTGATAGGTCAACCTTCTTCAATAAGTTTAGGCGAACATTTACAGAATGGACCGAGCAACACGATGCACCCGATTCATCAGATACCATCCAAGCGGATGAGATTGCGGTTAAACTAAACAACTCCCTAAAGATTCTGCATTGGTACGAACTTGAGATATTCCGCTTGTACTCCGAGAATGGACAGAACATAATGTCCCTTTCACGGGACACTGGCATCCCTTATAGGTCCCTTATGAAAACCATTAAAAAAACTCGCACACTTTTAAAATATAAAATCAAAAACCATGTTACTCCTTAAAGTAGTTATCGCATCACTTTTCTCGGTCTTTTACATAATTGATATGGCAAGACTGCCTGAACGTTTTAAAGTCAATTTTAAGCCTTTTAACTGCAATATGTGTCTAAGCGTATATGTTGCCATTGCTTTGTACTTACTGCCTACAATCGCCTTAAATTGCGTTTTAGTGGCATCCGTGAGTGGGGTATCTGCTCCGCTATTCAGAAACCTATTAAATAACATATTTTTTAAAAAATAACTATGGAAGGAAAAGTCTGCCCAAAGTGCAAAGCATACAAGGAAAAGAAGTTATTTAGCAAATCAACTGCAAGGACCGACCGAATGGCGGTCTACTGCAAAATGTGTGAGAATGCACAACGAAAAGCAAAAGCGGAAGAACGCAAAAGAGATGCAATGTTTGATATCTTTTAGTTTAATTAAATCATAAATAACGTAGTAAATCACCTTAAAAATCAAATCAGATAAACTATGACACAAGAAGATGAAAAGTTTATTCAAGACAATATCTACAACTTTGAATGTGTCAAGGTTGGGTTCATGAAGAACCTACCCTTGCATATCTTGGTAGGATATGAGCAGATTTATCGTAGATACTTAGATGGTGGGTTTATCCTTACCTCCTGGTGTGCTAACTGTGTGGCAGATATGATGAAGCGGTTGAGTAATTACTGGGATGCATACCAAGCAAGTAAACTCATAGAGGTTGAGCAACCTATCCAAGAAGCACCGAAAAAGAAAGGTAGACCATTTAAAAACAAACAATGAGAATAATAGCAGTCGGGCAGCGTAACTCAGGGGTATCTTTCCATAGGTTATTCAATCCCATTATCTATCTTCCAAAGGACTTCGCAATGATGACCGATACCATCACCGAGGAAGAACTTGCCAAAGGATATGACATAATGTTTATCAATCGGTATGTAGCAGGGGTTGAGGTAGATGAATTGGTAAGACTGCGTGAGAAATACGGGTTTAAATTAGTGGTTGATATTGATGACTATTGGCATCTTGACCCGTGGCATATCTTGTACGGAAAATATCCAACTCAAAAGGTCATAGACCATATCAAGGTAGCAGACTTGGTAATATGCTCAAACAATGATTTGGCAGTTTATGTAGATGAACTTAATCCGAATTGGATAGTAATACCAAACGCATTGCCTTATGGTGAGGACCAGTTTACGGATGTAAAGACTGAATCAGATAGGGTTAGGTTTGTTTATGCAGGGTCAGTAACACATGAGAAGGATATTGCAATCCTAAAAAACCCAATGAAAAGGGTGGCAGGGGATTCCTTCACGAAAGATAACTCAAGGTTTATCCTTTGCGGTTATAGTCAAGACAAGCAGGTTGCAAACACATGGGGCAGAATGATTAACGATTACCTTTGCGGATTCAATGTTGATGGTTACATACGGGAAGCGTTACCAGTGGATGAGTACATGAACTTTTACAATGAAGCAGATGCTTGTTTGATTCCTTTGGTACAAAGCAAGTTTAACTCAATGAAGTCTAACCTCAAAGTCTTGGAGGCAGCAACAAAGAATGCAGTAGTAATAGCATCAAATGTAAAACCTTATTCTGAATGCCCACACATTATTCCGGTAGGTTATCAAGCAGGTTGGTTCGGAAATATTAAAAAAGTTTGCAAAGATGCTATATATAGACAAGAGATGGGGATTGCTAATGGCGAATATTGTAGAGAACATTTTAATCTCGTCAAGGTAAATAAGTTAAGAAGTCAAGTTTTTGAATCAATAATATGAAAGCAGAGTTACACTTTAACCTTGATGATTATGATGATAAGATAGAGCATCTTAGATGCGTTCAAGCATCAGACTTGTGCAGTGCCATTCATGAATTTATTTACAATACAAAGAAGGGTTTGAAGTATGAAGCAGAGGTAAAGAATCTTGATGCATACGATGCAATAAATACAGTCTATGAAAAGTTTTGGGATATACTTAAAGAGCATAACTTAGATATAGATAAACTCATACAATGAAATACCAACCTAAATGGGTAACGTGTAAAAACTGCAACAAGAAGTACACCATTACCTTAATCAAGTTAAAGGCAAAAGAAAGCAAGTGCGGTCATTGTGGAACTATAAATAAATAAAATGAAAAGAGTATTAATCGCAATGGCGGTCCATGATACAGAGGAGAACAAGAGGACCGAACTAACAAAGAAAGTCCTTGATAGTATATATATTACAGACATTTTTGAGAACCATGACTTTTGGGTGGTAGATAATAACTCTTGCCAAGCAACAAAGGACATCCTTAAAATATATGCAGATGATGGTTACATAAACCTAATCACCAATGAGCAGAACATAGGAACTGCTGAGGCGGTTAACCTTGCTTGGAAGTACAGAGTACCTGGGCAACATTGCATAAAGATGGATAACGATGTTATTATCTATTCTGATTCTTGGATTACTGAAATGGTTGAGGCAATTGAAAGGGATAAGAGAATAGGCATAGTTGGACTAAAAAGAAAAGATTGTTGGGAAGAACCGAATCACGCTTTACCTGATTGGAGAAGCGAATTAATTATGCTTCCTCATATGGCAGGGCAAAGGTGGATGATAGTTGAGAAGTGCCATCACATTATCGGTACTTGTCAGATGTACTCCTCAGCATTATTAGACAAAATAGGGTATCTTTACCAACCTTCCCTTTATGGTTATGATGATGTCCTTGCATCACATAGGTCAACAGTTGCAGGGATGTGGAATGTGTTCTTGCCTCATATTGAGATTGACCACATTGACCCGGGCGAAACCGAGTACCAATCTTGGAAGGAGAAACATAGTAGCGAAGTAACCCAACAAGTCATCAAGATAACCCATGAGTATTATCACGGGGTAAGACCAATATATTATAATCCGTACCAATGAAAGTAATAGTTTCTTTAGATAATCCGAATCACCCAGGGTGGTTGAAGTTAGAGGAATCCTTGAAACGGCACGGATGGGAATATGTAACCATTGTCAAAGAGTGGAAAGGGTTTGGAACTAAGATAATCGGATTGTACGAATACCTTGTTAATGCCTATGATGAGGACTTTATATATCTTGATGCATATGATAACTACTGCATTGCACCAATGGATGAGTTTGCATATAAATATAAGGCAGGAAGTGGATTGATTATAAGTGCAGAGAAAGGATGTTACCCTGATTCGCATAATCGTGGCAAGTTTCCAACAGTACCTCACGAATGGAAGTATCTAAACTCGGGGCAGATATATGGTAGAAGGGAGGACTTTATGAAGTTGTTTGAACAGAACCCGGTCCGCTTTGAAGATGATGACCAAAGGTGGTACACAGACAGATTCCTTGAGAGAAGGTCAAGCATCAGTCTTGATTACTGCAACATCTTTCAATCGGTTGCATTTGAAGTGGAAGGTGACTTTACTTTAACGTACAATAGATTGTACAACAATAAAACCCATACCTTCCCTATGTTTATTCACGGCAACGGGAAAACGGATATGACTAAATTTTATCAACTATGATGGATGAACTGGTTAAGGATTACACCGACAAGGTGAATGCCGACAAAGAACTCAAAGCATATCGGGATTGGATAGAAGCAAACGCATTCGGATTCGGGGAAAGATGCTTTCTTTGGATGTGGAATGAGATAGTAAAGAAGATGCCTGATGAATTTACCTTTATGGAGATAGGTGTCTTTAGAGGGCAGATACTTGCAATAGTAAGCCTACTTGCAGAAAGGCACGGCAAGAAGGTGAGGCGAATAGGCATCACACCTCTTGACACATCCGATGGGCATTGGGAGAGTGACTACGAAGCAGACATAATAAGACTGCATGATGTGTTCAATATTAAGGATGACTATGAGTTAATCCGCTTGGATTCAACCAATCCAAATGCAGTTAAGTTGGCATCACAGAACCCACCCGATGTACTATACATAGATGGAGGACATACTTACGAAGTAGTCAAGTCAGACCTTACCAACTATCTTCCAATCCTCAAAGTAGGTGGCACATTGGTAATTGATGATTGCAATAATGCCATCCCAATGCCTTGGGGTTACTTCCAAGGTATTCAATCGGTATCTATTGCGGTTGATGAAGTCCTCCCAAGAGAGGGAAGCACAGAATATTGGAAGCATGAGTTGAACTTGGTTCATAATAGAGTATTAACTAAACTTAAATAATGAATCCTATTAAAGTTAAAATCAGCGAAGTAAAGTCTAACCCGAACAATCCAAGAATCATCAAGGATGATAAGTTCCAAAAGTTAGTCAAGTCAATCAAGGAGTTCCCTGAGATGCTCAACATTAGACCAATAGTGGTTAATGCTGATATGGTGGTCCTCGGTGGCAATATGCGACTAAAGGCTTGTAAGGAAGCAGGGATTAAAGAAGTAGCAATCATTAAAGCATCTGACTTAACCGATGAACAACAGAAGCAGTTTATCATTAAGGATAACGTAGGATTCGGTGAGTGGGATTGGGAGGACTTAGCGAACAACTGGGATGTTGAACAGTTAACAGATTGGGGGTTAGATATTCCCGACTTTAAACCTGAGGTCCTTGAAGCAGAAGAAGATGACTTTGCAGTACCCGATGGGGGAATAGAAACCGATATCGTGCTTGGTGATTTATTTGAGATAGGAGAACATAGATTACTTTGTGGAGATTCAACGGATAGCGACCAAGTAGCAAAGTTGATGAATGGGCAGAAGGCAGAACTTGTATTTACAGACCCACCTTATGGGAATGGTTCAAGCGGAAAGTATGGTAGGGGACAACTTGGGGTAAGAACTATTTTGAATGATGATACGTTTGATTGCGTGAACGATTTTTTTAATTTAAGGATTTGCGATGCATACGTTTTCTTTTTGCAATGGAGAACCTTTAAGGAAGCAATACAAACTCTTGAAAATAACGAACTGCAACTTAAAACGATTGCAGTTTGGGATAAGAAAAACGCAGGTTTAAATGGTGCAGGAGGAATGGCAGAACAATGGGAGGCAATTATAGTAGCAGGGAATATTAAATATTCAAGGTTTGGTGGTAATGTTTTTAACGTAAGCAGGGAACAAAAGAAAAGAATTGATAGTCCTCACCCACATCAAAAACCTATTGAACTACTGAGCAATATTTTGGAATACTTCCAAGATTACAACTTGTTAGTTGACCCATTTAGCGGTTCGGGTTCAACAATGGTGGCAAGTCATCAACTCAAACGTAAGTGCTATGGCATGGAATTAGACCCTAAATATTGCCAAGTCATAGTGGATAGGATGCTCAAACTTGACCCAAGTTTAGAGGTCAAGAGGAACGGGGTAACATATAACAAAACAAAGTAATAACATCGTGGCAAAGAAGATTGCAGGAAGGAACGGAGGTACATTAATTGTACCTGAAAAGGGAGAAACCAACAACCCAAACGGCAGACCGAGAAAGTATGTTTCCTTACTTAAAGAGCAAGGGTACAAACTGGCAGAGGTTAACGATTGCATCCAAGCAATTATGTCAATGGATATGCAGGAACTCAAAGCGGTATGGGATAACCCGAAGGCAACTGTACTGGAGAAAACCATTGCAGGGGCATTGAGGAAGTCATTGGAGAAGGGCAGCCTTTATTCCATTGATACCCTACTTACCAGGGTGTACGGCAAACCAAAGGAAACTGCTCACATAACAAATGATGGTAAGATTGAGGTGGTATTTACTAAGGGCAAAACGATTCTATGATTATTGAACTACCCGAACCACATAAGAATCAAATCGGTATCATTGAATCAGAAGCAAGGTTCAGAGTGGTTATGTGTGGCAGGAGGTTTGGCAAGTCAGAACTCAGTCAGGTAGAAATCATTAAGAATGCCATTGTGGGGCAATCTGTTGCCTATATTACCCCCACTTATAACCTTGCTAAGACTTTCTTTGACAAACTTGCTAAAGCGGTTCCTTTCGCCTCTAATCGGTCTGATTTAACTATTGAGTTCCCTAATGGGGGTTCTGTTCAGTTCTTTACTGGGGAAAGGTTGGATAACCTGCGAGGCAGGAAGTTTCACTTAGTTGTGGTAGATGAGGCAAGTTTCATCCCTGACCTTGAAGGCGGTTGGTTGAATAGTATTAGACCTACGCTAACGGATTACAAAGGAAAGGCATTGTTCTTATCTACTCCAAAGGGTAAGAACTACTTTTACTCTTTGTTTATGAAAGGGAATAGTGGTGAGGAAGATTGGCAGAGTTTCAAGTTCAGCACATACGATAACCCATACATAGATAAGAGTGAGGTGGATAGTGCAAGGATGCAACTGCCCGAGGTAGTCTTTGAGCAGGAGTACATGGCAAACCCTGCCGAGAATGCTGCCAATCCTTTTGGGTCTGCATTCATAAGGCAATGTATCTACCCGATGAGCAATGGACCAGTCGCTTGTTATGGGATTGACCTTGCCAAGTCGGTTGACTTTACAGTTATTACGGGACTTGATAAGAATGGTTCTGTCTGTCATTTTGAGAGGTTTCAGAAGGATTGGAGGCAAACTAAGGAGTATATCATCAATCTGCCAAAAGCACCCATCCTGATGGATTCTACTGGGGTAGGCGACCCTATATTTGAGGATATGCAACGGGAGGGTCTTGATGTCCAAGGGTATAAGTTTAGTTCTACCTCAAAGCAGATGCTAATGGAGGGTCTTGCATCTGCCATACACCAAAGGAAGATAACCTTCCCAAGCGGTCCTATTGTAGATGAACTTGAAATCTTTGAGTATCAGTACACTTCCTACGGGGTAAAGTATTCCGCACCCCAGGGATTCCATGATGACTGCGTTGTTTCCCTTTCCCTTGCTTGGCAACACCTTCAGAAGAATGTAGGGAGCGGGAGATATAGTTTTGCGTAGGGGGAAACTAGGGGGAAGTCGGGGAGAAACTACCTAAACAAATTATTTTTTAAAATAAATAAGAAAAAAAGTGTTTGTATTGATTTAGTTTGTATATTTGAAAAACAAATCACAACACAATGACACCTATCACTTACAAGTTAATCAACAAGAAATCAGATATCGGATTCTATAAAATGGAATTGGTAACCATTGCAGATGGTCAGTTTTGGTTTAAGTGCCATTATAAAGTAAAGTTTAATAATAAGATTTCCAATGAGATAGACCTTATTTCGTTTGATTCTGAAGATTATGAAACAATAAGCAAGGATTACAAGATTGTAGGATAAAAAATATTTGCTAAAATAGTTAGCATTTGTGAAAAATGATTATATTTGCTAAGTCAATCCGAAAGATAGTAGAGTATGTTTCGGGTTTGATTCAAGCAAACCTGCTTCAATTAGACCCACCTGCTCTACCAGTGTGGGTTCTTTTTTTACCTACCTTCGTGAATGTCACATTTGATTTATGCGTTTTTTATCTCGGTTCGGTCAAATGGTATAAGGCAATAGAATGGGATGATGGAAATTGCCAAGGGAGTGCGAATTACAAAACCCTTCCATCTTAGGTACTGAAACCTAAAAAGTGATTGTAACGGGTGATTAATCAGTTAAGTATCACCTAACCTTAAGCAGTGGCGAGGAAACTCAAAGCATAATGTTTGTGGTAGGGCAAAGGATGGTTAAAACCTGATTAGGACTAACTATGCTTAAACCTATCACAATGACTCCAAAATCTAAAGCAATATGAGTAAAGTTATTAAAGATAACTACAAGGCAAGTAATGGGAAGTCCTATAAGTTAAGCAAAAAGGATAAGGCATTACAGAAAAAGATTGACAAGTTAAAGGAAAAGTGGGTCAATCAAAAGACTACTATTGACTTTCTCAATAGTTAGACACTAATTCTCAAAATCACTATTTATGGGTATGACTTGGTCCGATGTAACAGTGTTTCAGTATCAGCAGATTAATGACATCTATGCGAATGCAAAGGAGTTAACCGACCTTGATTTAAGCATTAAGGTAACTTCTATTCTAAAGAACATGACCGAGCATCAGATTGATTCTTTACCAGTTAAAGAACTTGGTCCTTTGCTTGAATCTATCTCTTTCGTTCATCAGGAAATCCAACCTCAAGCGGTAGACCGAATCAAGGTTAATGGTAGGGTTTACAAGTGCATCTATGATGTTAGGAACATCCCTGCTGCAAGGTATATTGAATCCAAGCACTTCAGTTCTGATGTGATGGGTAACCTTCACAAGATATTCGCTTGTATGGTTATACCTCAAAAGAAAACTTGGTTCGGTTGGAAGGATGATAAGTACGATGCAAGTAAGCATTCGGACTATGCACAAGACATTCTTGAAGCACCTATTGTAAACGTACTCGGTTCTGTGGTTTTTTTTTATCAAGTTTACAGACTTTGGATAAAGAATTCCAAGGACTATTTGGTCAAGCAGATGATGGAGGGGGGAGTGACGGAGAAGAAAGCGGTAGAGGGATGGGAGGCTTTATGCAACATTATGGATGGATTTATCAAACCAAGTTGGTTGCCGATTTTGAAGGCATCACCCTTAACCAAGCATTTGACTTACCTACAATAAACTTCCTTAATGACCTTGCCTACCTTAAAGCAAAGATGGAACACGATAACGAACTAATTAAGAAACAATATGGCAAGGGTTGACACGGATGTAGTTATTAATGATGCCATTATTGCATCCCAAGCAGCGAACAAGGAGGACTACCAAAAGTTAGGGCAGTTGCCATTTGTTGAAAGAACTATTATAAGGTTTGCCTCAATATTTATCAAAAGGGTTCAAGACAATCTTAAGAAGGCAAACAAGGTAGATACTGGAACTCTAAGCACGGATATCACAGAAGGTGAATTAATTAAGCAAGGTTCATCTTACTCGCTTGATATTGGTTATCCTCAAAGTTCTGATGGTGCGAAGTATTATGACTTTGTAAACAAAGGGGTAAAGGGGTTTAAGTCAGGTCAACCCAATTCACCCTACTCATTTAAGTCTGCGTATCCTTCTATGAATGGACCTATGGTTACTGCCATACAGAAATGGGTAAAGCGGAACGCATTATCTCAAAGAAGGGAGGACCAAAGGTTTAATCTGTCAGGACTGCAAAGGAAACGTAAGTCTGTTGCTCAACTAAACACGGGAAGGACTACTGCCTACCTCATAGCAAGGAAGATAAAGCAAAGGGGTCTACCCAAGACTGGGTTCTTTGACAATGCGGTGGATGAGGTGTTTAATCAGCAGTTCTATGACAAAATGGGTAAGGCAATCGGTGCGGACTTGGTAGTGTACATAAAACAAGCAAATACGCTAATTAACAATGAGAACAAGTAATTATGGCAATAACGATAAATAGCATACCCGAACAATACGCATCCCTTCACGATGACCTATGGTTCGTGGTGGATTCTACCAATAAAGCATCATCAAATTTCAAATATGTGTTTGATGTGTACGTTGATTCAACATTAGTGGCAAGGATTAAGCAGTTCCCCGATGTGGTAAGCACCAAAGGAATCTTTAACGCAGGAAACATTATGCGTAATTATGCTCAATCTTACTTCATACCAAACCCAGTACCGAACCTTTTTAGTGGTTCAAATGACAATATTTATAAGCAATATACCATAAAATACGGGGAGGAATATGGAGGAACTACTTACACAAACTTGGTAGAGCAGACCTATGTGGCATTCAACTTTTACTATCCCGACTTTTATAACCCTGCACAATCTCCAACCTATTACAAGTCATATCTAAACAAATGGTTGACGAATAGGGATTTATCAAACGTGGAATGTGCTTTTACGGACAAGTTGCATATTGGGTACATGAATGCATCGGGAGTTACCACAAATATCTACCCATCACTTCAGTTGTACAATGAGAATGGCACACCAAGTGGAAGTGCAATAACTACGGGAACAGACCCACAAAACACATTTAGTCTATTGGATATCTCCCCAGGGGGTATTAATGACTGGTATGGTTCAACAGTAATCCCATCAACCGCTTATGCTTATGGAATCAAGTTGCATAATGGCACATCCTTTGGTCCGGAAACTAAAGTCAAACTTGTTTGCAATCCTAACTACACACCGATTGCATTGCACTTCTTAAATCAGTTAGGGGGTTATGATACGATGCATTTTAGGTTGGTAAACAAGGAATCAAGGCAAGTAGAATCTAAGCAATATGAGGGCAATAAGTGGAGGTACAATTCATCTGCTACTGCGATGCGGACTTATGATGATTATAAGCGTATCAACCCTGGTGCAACTAAGTATGTTGTTGAGCATACAACATCCTATAAATTAAGAAGTAATTACTTAAATGTAACAGATTACAACTGGTTGGCAGAGTTGATTCAATCACCCGAGGTTTACTTTGAGCAAGGTGGGTACTACTACCCCATTGTTACAATGACAAGCAACTGGGAAGAAAAGAAAAGGATAGCAGACAAGATGTTTAACCTTGAACTTGATGTGCAGATTGCGAACAAAAAATATAGTCAATTCCGATGAGGACAGAGATTTACATTGATGGGAATGAACTTGATTTAACGAAGAACATATCTGCGGAGTTTACCTATGCCATTGATGAGATACAAGACTTTGCTACAAGGAATACTTCATTTAGCAAAACAATAATACTACCCGGAAATGACAATAATAATAAGTTATTCGGTAATATATTTGAATTCGGGATATCCAATACATATAACCCAGCAGAACCCAACGTGGGTTACAACTTCAATGCTACCAAGTCAGTTCCTTGCATCATCTTGGTAGATAAAATACAAATCTTTAAAGGTGTATTGAGGTTACTTGAGATAATCATTGATGGCAAGAGCATAGAGTATGAGGTTGTGGTATTCGGAGAACTCGGTGGGTTTATAACGTCATTAGGAAATAACAAGTTAGAAGATATTAACTTCGGCATAGCTGACACCGCTTGGACCTATACCAACATAGCAAATAGTTGGGATAACATTAGCGGAAGCGGAGTTTACTTCCCTTTGATTGATTACGGGAACGAATCTACAAACAAGGTAGATTTCTCCTTTGATGCATTCCGACCTGCTCTTTATGTCAAGCAATACCTTACAAAGATTCTTGATGGGTCAGGTTACACCTATGACTTTCCTTTACTTACTACATCCTTGATGAATCGGTTGGTCATTCCGCATAACCAAAAGGAAATAACCAAAAATGATACAAGTTCTTTTCAAGCAATACCAAATAATGCAAACTACCCAATAGCATCAAAGGTTGCTTTTACGGCATCACAACTC